ATGTATGCAAATGAGATGAATAAGTACAACTTTCTTGATAAAGATATACAATATTCATTTTATCTAAATACTTTGAGGAAAAAGAAGAGATTTTCTCCCTGGCTCCGAAAGGATAAAGTCACGGATCTAGAATGTGTCAAAAAATACTATGGTTATAGTAATGAAAAAGCATCACAAGCTCTGAAAATCCTTACACCAGAACAAATTAGTTTTATCAAACAGCGACTTGAGATTGGAGGAAAAAGATGAGTACTGTAGAACCTACGGTAAATTGGACACAGGATCAAATGGTGGAGGTGTTCTTGAATGAACCTGATGATTTTCTCAAAGTGCGTGAGACTCTGACCCGCATTGGTGTCGCTTCACGCAAAGAAAAGAAACTGTATCAGTCCTGCCATATTCTGCATAAGCAAGGCAAGTATTACATTGTACATTTCAAAGAACTCTTTGCTCTTGACGGTAAGAGAGCAAACCTTACAGTGAATGATGTACAACGTCGTAATCGTATTGTACGATTGTTATGTGATTGGGATCTTGTAACTGTAGCAGTTGAAAATCAAGTTCTTGATATTGCTCCCCTAAATCAAATCAAAGTCCTTGCTTATAAAGACAAGGGTGAGTGGATTCTTGAGCAGAAGTATAACATTGGTAAAAAAATCAAACCACAAGCAGAACCGGCATAAATAATTTTGCGATCTTTCGTGCGGTCGCTTCAAAAGTCGGAACTTACAAGCACCCTTGACAGGGTGCTTTTTTTATGCTATAATTTTTTGGTAAACCAATAAACACCCTGCACTAGTGCAGCACTTTCTTTAGGGTTGGTGAATAGTTTGTTGATTTTGATATAGAAAAACATGATTGAAACTAAAGATTTCACGGGTAATATCACCGTGAATTGCGATTATTCGCTGCAAGAATTTTTAAACCTCCCAGAGGTCCCTTGCCAAAGAGATACAGAAGCAAGACTTGCAAAGGCAAGAGGACACCTTAAACAAGTTAGGTCAGAACACTGTGTAGTGCATTTGGTTCGTTTAACCAAAGACTGCACTGTTGCTGGAAAACTATACCCAAAAGGTATGGTGTTTAGAGTTGATGGAAATACCAGAGCACTTAATTGGGAAAAAGAAGGATCGGATTATCTTCCAGCAAAACTGATCGCTATTACATATGAGTATGAGGATCTTGATGAAATCAAGCAATCATATGATACATTTGATTCTGCAGAGGCAACAGAAAAAAATCAACAGAAAGTGTTTGGTATTCTGACAGGATTTTATGATTATACTCCTAAGAGCGATAAACTTTCCAAAGGTCAGATTCTTTCCGGTATGAACAAAGCTTGTCACTTTATGAAACCAACAGAGTGGAATCAGACTAGTATCAAAAATCCGGAACAACTTAGAGATCAACTTTCATTTTGGATGATCAAAGGATGTCTCCAAGCACTTGATGAACTGATGACTAAAAAAGATAAATGGTGCCAACCTTTCGTCGCTGCTTGTCTTATGTCATTGTATTATTACGGTCCTAATAATCAAAAACTCCGCAAAATGTGGCAGTTGATTGAGAAGGGTGCCAATAATACTTTTAGTGAAGAATGGTGTGGTATTACTCACATTACGTATACTTGGAGCAATGGAGGCATGTTTAAGGATTCCTCTATTTGCAAAGATACCAGATGGGACAACATGGATCGTACAGTATCATATCTCCTATATTGGATTGACAAGTATATGAATGATGAAACTGGAAGTAAGGTTGGTCGTGATTGGGATAAGGTTGCAAAGAATTATAAGAATCGGGGCACACTTAACGGTTCTCTTAATAATGCTTTGGGTATAACCGAATAAAAAATTACGGGGTTCACTACCCCGTTTTTTTGTGTTCTGTGCTATAAATATGTACGGATGCCTTCGGGGTCCACACAATCTAATCTCGCTTTATAAGGAGAAGTACAATGGGAAACATCACACGATATCGTGCTGCGGATTTGCCTGAACTTTTGGATAAAATATCCAAGAATAGTATTGGTATGAATGAATACCTAAATAGAGTGTTCGACCTACATGAAACAACGTCGAATTACCCACCATACAACCTAGTTACAGTCAGTGAAGTAGAATCTAGACTGGAACTAGCATTAGCAGGATTCAAAAAGAAACAAGTAAATGTCTACACGCAAGACGGTAAACTCTTTGTCGAAGGACAAAGGGAAGACGGAGAAACAAACACAGAGTATGTCCACAGAGGAGTGGCTCAAAGATCTTTCACTAGATCATGGACCCTCAGTGACGAGACGGAAGTTAGATCAGTTAGCTTTGAGGATGGGTTGCTGAGTATTACACTGGGTAGAATTGTCCCAGAGTATCATAAGCGGAAAGATTGGTTCTAAATAGTTGCGGCTACCTTGTTAAGTATCGTCGCCGCAGAGGGGCAACTGGCAAAATCCAGTTGACGCCCCTCCTTTTTTTATGCTATAATTCTTTCGATAGGAAAATTGTATGACCAAAAAATCAAAAAAGAATTCAAAGGGTGATACTTTTGAGTGGGAAGAGACCCCTGAAGTAACTGCTGCTGTTGCTAAACTGCATGAAACCATTCGTCGTTTGGAAGCAGAGTGTCCTGATTATGGAGTAGGAAAATGATTAAACTTTTACTTTTGAAATCCGGTGAAGACATTATTGCTAATGTCGAAGAGATGGGATTTGGAGAGGGTGAGAACCGTAGGGTAGGAGGATATTATCTGAACAAACCTTGCGTTGTAAAATTACTAAAACCCGTTCAAATGAATCAGGGTGATGAGGAGCAAAAAGGTTATAGAGTTTCCTTTACACCTTGGATGCCCCTGTCTGCTGATGAAACTATCCCTGTTGTAGCTGATTGGGTGGTTACTATGGTAGACCCTGCAGAAAAATTGCTAACTATGTATATCGAGGATGTATTAGGAAATGGACCAGAAACTAGTGAAAGTAGTTCATCTAATGAACAATCAATTACTGATAACTCAGATTGAGGAAGTCGGTGCTGAAATAGGTGAACCAGATTGTAAACTGATTGAACCCTATACTATAGATTCATCAACCTTGGAACTTGAACCTTGGTTACTGAACATTACTATGCAGAACGAATTTATGATTAGTTCTGATAAGATACTGACATTGGCAGATCCAACGTCTAAACTTTTGAAAAAATACGAGGACTTATTTTAGTGGCACTGGACTTTTATACAAACGTACAATTGATTGGTAACCAGTTTCTGGTTCGCGGAGTTAGAAATGGTAGACGTTATGAAATGAGGGATGAGTTCTTCCCTACTATGTTTGTAAAGTCCAAAAAAGATACTAAGTATCGAACACTGACTGGAGAAGTTGTAGAAGAAGTGCGTCCTGGTACAGTTAGAGACTGTCGTGAGTTTTACAAGAAGTATGATGATGTAGATGGATTTGCTATCTATGGAAACGACAGGTACATCTATCAGTATATCTCAGACAAGTATCCACAAGATGAAATCAAGTTTGATATTAGTCAAATTAAACTAGTAACAATTGATATTGAGACCACAGCAGAATATGGTTTTCCTGATGTTGAATCTTGTCAAGAAGAGATTCTTGCGATTACAATTCAAAATTACACTACAAAGGAAATTATCACTTGGGGTAGGAGAGCATTTGCTAATAAGCAGAAGAATGTAACCTATCATCATTGTCCTACTGAACATGAATTGCTCAGTCACTTTATCAATTATTGGATGCTTGATGTTCCTGATGTAATCACTGGTTGGAACATTCAACTCTTTGACGTTCCTTATATTTGTAAGAGACTCAATCGTGTATTGGGTGAAAAATTGATGAAACGTTTCTCACCTTGGGGTCTTGTATCCGAAGATGAGGCTTTCATTATGGGAAGAAAGCACGTCATCTTCGACATTGGTGGTGTGACTCAACTTGATTATCTTGACCTGTATAAAAAATTTACTTACAAAGCACAGGAATCATATCGTCTGGATTACATTGCTCAAATAGAATTGGGTCAGAAAAAACTAGATCACTCTGAGTTTGATACGTTCAAAGACTTCTATACTAAAGGTTGGCAAAAGTTTATTGAATACAATATCATTGACGTAGAACTGGTTGACCGCCTTGAGGATAAGATGAAACTTATCGAACTTGCATTGACTATGGCGTATGATGCTAAAGTCAATTATGTAGATGTGTTCTATCAAGTTCGTATGTGGGATAACATAATTTATAACTATTTAAAGAAAAGAGACATAGTTATCCCACCTAGGAAAAAGGAAACCAAGAGTGAGAAATACGCAGGAGCCTACGTCAAGGAACCGATACCTGGAAAGTATGATTGGGTGGTCAGTTTTGACCTTAATAGTCTTTACCCTCACCTTATTATGCAGTATAATATTTCCCCAGAGACATTACTTGAGGAACGACACCCTACCGCCACCGTTGATAAGATACTTAATGAAGAAATAAGTTTTGAACTGTATAAGGACAATGCAGTTTGTGCTAACGGTGCTATGTTCCGTAAGGATGTTCGTGGGTTCTTACCTGAATTGATGGAGAAAATGTATGGAGACCGTGTTATCTTCAAGAAAAAAATGCTTGAAGCAAAGCAGCAGTACGAGAAGACTCCTACTGTGGCACTTGAAAAGGAAATCGCTAGATGCAACAATATTCAGATGGCAAAGAAGATTGCTCTTAACTCTGCTTATGGCGCTATTGGTAATCAATATTTCAGGTATTACAAACTAGCAAACGCAGAAGCAATCACCTTATCTGGTCAGGTAAGCATCAGATGGATTGAGAATAAAATGAACAAGTATCTAAATAAGATACTCTCTACAGAGAAAATTGATTATGTCATCGCCTCAGACACTGATTCAATATATCTTAATATGGGACCTCTTGTTGATAAATTTTTTGCTTCTAAGTCTGGCGACAAAGCAAGGATTGTGGGGTTACTTGATGTGGTCTGCCAAGAAAAGTTGGAACCTTACATTGATGCCTGCTATTCGGAGTTGGCGGAGTACGTATCGGCGTATGAACAAAAAATGCAAATGAAGCGTGAGAATATTGCTGATCGTGGTATCTGGACTGCGAAGAAGCG